GTATTTGGCGTGAGAATTAACAGCTGCACTTGCGTGGGCTGGGGTGGATAATGCGGTGATGAGGGCTAGTGCCATGATTCTCTTAATCAACCATTTCAACTTCTGTAATCGAAGCAAACGTCATCCAGGGAGCCTGCCTTGTGGCGACTGTGACCTTGACGATTTCTTCTGTTGCCGAATCCGTAAAGATTTGGACGAGGGTTAGTTTGTCCTTAGACCATAACGGCATATAGCCCCACGAGGGAAGCATCACTTGCGCCACCAGCGGTTAACGACCTTGAAATATGCCCATGAGAGGCACCAGCCAAATAAGACGGCTATAAACATTTGCTCGTGTGTGTAGGTCATGCCCAGCCCCTAACCAAGTCAAGACCTGATTGGGTGATGGCGCACACAATGCCCTGAGAGCCACTTGAGAGCGTCCTACGGATGCCTAAGTCGTGGATTAGTCCTGCTGTGCGTAAGTCTGAGCATCGCTTCCAGTAGCCCTTAATTTCATGACCTTGGGCTGAAGCGCGAGATGCAGCTTCTTCGTCTGTGAGGCCCAGCGTGGCATCGGCGTAAATGGCTAGAAGGATGGCGCGGTGACTGCCCACTTTCATCGGGGTCACTTGCCGTGAAGTTTCAGGGTCTGTGCTCCTGAAAAGCGGTAAGTCGAAAATGATTTTCTGCATTATGTGTTTCCTTTGGTTAAGCCCTTTGAGTGGCTGGATGTGACTTTACACAATTTGAGAAAGCGGTGGTGGATACCCCAATGGAAACAAAGGCACCCACCACCTAGCCCCAGCCTGCTCAAACAAGCTGGGAATCCTTTATGGCTTAGGCAAGGCGCGCCATGCAGCTTCGAGAGCCACAGCATCCTCAGCGTGTCCGCCATTGGACTGAGGCGCAAGTTCCACATGAATCCAGCGTCCGTTTTTTGACCCACCGTTATCGGAATCAGTCCACTTTTTCCAGCCAGGCTTTCCGTTTCTGTTGCATCTCCAGCCCTGCCACGTTCCGTTGATTAGACCGCCGTAGTCATGAACTTCTTCAATGCCCAGTTCTTTGTAATACTTGACAAACCACAACATGGCCTGCACAGCTGCAGCTTTTCCTTCTTTGGTGTCTTCAAAGCCCAAGTCCATACCCCTTGCGGTGCTGTGGACGCTCATGCCTTGACCCGACCTCATCTGCCTGACCACTAGCGTCCCAAGGTTTTTGAATGACCATCTCCGCGCACACAAATCAACAAACTTTTCAGTCCCTGCCATTTTTGCAGTGGCTGTCTTGTCGTACCCCGTGTACTTCATTCTTTGTCCTTATCGTTCTGGTGGCCCTTCAACCCGTTTGAAGCAAGGAGGCCCGCCAATACGCCCGACATGGTCAACGTCAGCGGTGACAGAATCTTCCAAGCTTCAGCATCATTGGGTGCCTGCTCAAGAGGTTGAGTCACAAACAGAAGCCCGTAAAGCAACACAAAGACTGTGCCTACAAAAGCAATGGAGATTGCAAGGCCAACGATCAAAATGAGTCGTCCTTTGATTTCTTCGTTTGATAGTCGTGCGCGCAATTTCATGAGCAACGTCCTTCTGGAGCAAGGGTGGTGGTTGGGGTGGTGATTTCGGTTGTGCGGGTTGCAACTTGGTTTTTAGTCCGTGGGCAATTGATACGTTCACGGTCTGCGCAAGCGGTGAGCGACCCCAAAAAGACCAATAGAATCAGGCTTTTTCGCATTAAAGAATTGGCTCAACAGTAATTGAAGGAACAAGAATTGTTGCGGTAGGTCCTGACGCTCTTGAAGCAATCGTGAAAGTGTTCAACCCAGCGGTCAATGCGATTGTCAATTGACGTGATTTGCCAATGACGGTTGGACCTACGCTGTCAAAACCGTTTGCATCTGCTGCAGCGATTGTTGTTGCACCTGATACCGCAAAAGACATGACTGTTGTTGAGCCACCACTGTTTGAAAGACCTGGTGACATAATCGTGACCAACGCGCTAGTTCCCGTATAGACCGAAACGCTTGTCGCCGTGTTGACATAGCCACCGACAGCAGGGTTAAAAGTTGCGGCGGCTGCAGATTTGACAACAAGGTCAACCCACACCGAACCGTTGTAAATCATTAGAGAAGTTGAAGCCACGGTGGGTGCTGTCAAGTAGCAGACCATGCCCTCCAGCGGGGTGGGCAGTGCCGTATTTCTTGCAGCTTCGGTTGTGAACGTCATCACTGCCTGTTGTTGCAGGGTGTTCATCTGCGTTGAAGTAAGTATTTGTCCAGCAGTAAATGTTTGTATTGCCATGTTTGTCTCCTTTAGAAACTTAGAAGGTTGGTTGTTGAGATGGTTCCAAATATTGCATCGTCCAGAACAAAATAAACATTTGCGTCTGTTGATTCGAATGTGAAAGAGATGACATGGTTGCCAGGTGTGATTGTATGGTTCACGCCTGAAACAATCAAGGTTTGACTGTCACTTGAAGGTGTCCCAGTGACAAAGTTTTTCACTACTGTGCAGACGCTGGTGAGGTCAAGGCCCAGAACAATGTTTTGTTGGGCTGTGGTCATGCCTGCCAATTGGGTTTGCAAACCGTTGAATCTCAAAATTGGGTTTTGGTATCGGCCCAAAAGGTAACTGCCCAGAGCTGCAACTTCTAGCGTGGCGCTGTTGAGAAGGTCCGTGAGGCTGTACGTCTGGGATTGGTATTGAGCAATGGAGGTGGCGTTGCTGGTTGTTTGAACTGCCCCAGCTGGTGATTGTGTATTGATCACGTTGTAAAGCAATTCATCGCCGTACTGGTTCATGAGGCTGTTGAAGGGAAGACCTGTGCCGTCACCGTTAAATGTTGCCCCAGTGACAGGGTTCAAAACACTTGCTCTGCCTTTAAAGGTGAGGGTTCCAGCTGCGCTCATATAGAGAAAACCTTGTTCGGATGTGTTGATTTGTTGTAGGTAGTTCAGGCAGTTTGTGTCTTGGTCGATTTGGAAGGCACCAAGAGTGGATGAGCCAACATCGATTGACCGCGCGCCTTGGTAGGCAATTTCGGTGTAGTTAAGCACTGTGTCAATTCGCGCTCCTGTCTTTTCAACTGATGGGGTGACCACATTGATTTGTTGGTTTGACAGAACAGTGAAGTTGTCTGCACATTGCACTGTGGCTGTGTCGTTGAAGCCGAGGTCATAGTTGATGTCCCAATCAGTTATTAGACCTGTGAAGATGGGGATTCCGTTGGCAAGTATTTGGACTGGCAAGCGGGGAACGATTCCTGTTTGGTTTGTCGGCGCGCCAATCCAGTACGGCGATGACTGGTTTAATGGGTCAAATGTGCGGGTCTTGTTCCAAAGGTTTATTTGGGCGGTGCCACAGTTGAACTCGTCAAGTTGCCGTGAACGTCCACGAGTGATGGAAACGGATTGCACAAATTCTGTGACATCCACAGGTCGGATTCCACTTAAAGTTCCACGGCCTGCCGTATCTAGAACGCCATAGAAAGCGTCATTGAGCTGGAAATTTTCCCCGTACCCGACAGTGGTTTGGAAACCAATTAGAACTTGAAGTTGTGGCTGGCTCATACGGACACAAAAACTTGGCCCGATAGGCGTTCGGCGGATTTAATGGCTTCGATGATGTCGCGCCCGACTTGGGCAGGGTTAGAAACAAGGCCAGCGTTCACTGTGATTTGGTATGTCTTGGCTTGGTCAAGTGCTGTTTGTCCGCGGGAAACATTGCCTCCAAAGAAAGCGTTGCCTGCAGCTAATCCAAGGTTTGCAGCTGAAGAAGAAAGACCAGCCAGGGATTCGTTGAACGAAGCAATATTCATTCCGTTCGCCCCGCCGATTAGGTCTTGTGTGACTTGCACTCCTGCGGTTGGTCCGAGGTTTATTAGTTGAGCAAGACCGTCTTGTGAAAGACCGAACCCTGTCAAATATTGGAGGTTACTGGCAAACTGTTTTGCGTCTGCAATTTGCTTTTGAAACACCTGTGCATAGTTAGATGAAGCGCGAGTGGTCTGGGCAGATGAGACGTTTCGCTCAGCTTCAGCAACTTTGTTGAGAGCGTCTGCGTATTGTTCAGCGTCTTCTGTTGGGCTGAGTTTCGCTAGTTCTGCGTAGGCATCCTTGCGGGTTTTCAATGCGTCTGTCACGTCTTTGTCTGCATCTGTTTGAGTCTTAAAAGCATCGGATAGGGAAACGAAACCGCGTATGGAATCGGCAGTGGTATCTGCAAACCCTTGAAGTTGGTCCTTAGCTGCTTGGAGGCTGGCCCCGACAGCATCGACAGCGGTGACTACTCGGTCGCGCAACGTGTCCGCGTGGTCTTTGGCTGCTTTGCGCGCTTCTGCTTGTTTGTTCTTTAAGTCGTTAGTTCCACTGGTGGTTTTCTTGAGTGTCTCGTTGTACTTGTTTGACAACAAGTTGTCCATGTCGCGAAACTCTGCAGCTGTGTAGGTGACTGATGAAGCAACCGTGTCGGATTCTCCAGCAACAAAGTGAAGCAACTTTGCAGCCTTTTCAAGTTTGTCAATCAGCCCACCAGCAAATAGTTGTTTTCCAATTTTAAAGAAAGCGTCAGCAACTTTATTTGTTTCGCCAGAGGCTTTTTCAGCTGCAGTAGGAATAACAGTGTTAAGAATTGAGGCGAAGTCTTCAACAACTGGGGAGAGTTTTGAGCCAACGAGTTCATACAGGTTGTCAACGGTGATTGACAGTTGTGACATGGCTCCAGCGGATGATGCTGCAGCTGCTTCGGATGCACCCTTGAAACTAGTTTCCAGTTGCCGTTGGATTGTGTCAAGGTCTTTTGTCTTGACAGCGTTTTCGTCAAGGGAAACACCAAGACGTGTGAGCGCGCCCACATTGCCCGTCTGAGCCTTAGCCAACGCCAAAGAAACTGTCTCAAGGTCTTTGCCTGTACCAGCGGAAATATCCAGAGCAAGGTTCAACAGGTCTTGTGCCTGAGTCACATCTTTTGTGGCCCTGACCAGTGTGGTCAAACTCGGACGAAGCTTGTCATCCGACACCGCCGAAGTGGCTTCCATTTTGGCTATTTGTTTTTCCATCGAAGCGACCTGAAGGTCAGTTGCTCCCGTGGAGTTCTGCACTGCAATCTTTAATTGTTCAGCTGCCTTCTCATCGTCATTGAACGCTGTAACGGCTTTCCCAAGTTCCTTAACCAATAAGCCAGCAGAGACTGTTGCGCCTAACTGGGAGGTCACCAGCCCCTTTAGAGAGAACTGTGCGCCCTTGACACCCTTGTCGTTGTAGGTCGTGACGATGGGAAGCGTTACTGCAGCCATTTGGTTACTTCATTTCTCTGTTCACGCGCAAGATTACATCCTGCACAATGCCGTGAACGGTTGCTGTCAATTCGGGAAGGTGTTCTTCTCCACCAGGCCACATATATCGTGAAGGACCTTTGCGTCCTTTGCGCTCACCAGCGGTGTGGGGTACGTCTTCGGCATCAAGGTTGTCAATGAATGGGGAACTGCCACCGCGCGCCCCAGCTGTGTCGTAGATAGCACCAGCGGGGTTGTTCTGAATGATGCTAAACATCGAATAAGCGGTGTTGCCCATTCGGGCTTTGCGCTTTGGGCCACCAAGCTTGAAACGTATGCCACGAAGAATGAGTTGTTTGTTCCACGCTGTTGCCCCGCCACGGCCCTTAATCAGTTCGCCCTGAGTAATGCGGGAATCCCCGCCAGATGAGTTGAACGGGGTGATGTCAGAGTCAATGAACTTAAGATAATCCTTAATGGATTTGATCGTGGGTGCAGCTTCTTTTCGAATCTGGCGATTCATCTCTTTTACATAATTAGGTTCAAGTTTCTTGAGACGCTTCAGCGTTTCGTCAAGACCCTTGATTTTCATATCTGATTGGATGTTTGCCATTACTTTTGTCTGTCTAGAAGGGCTTGGCTGAGAGTACTAACAAGCGTTATCGGCATATCCTTCAGGTCACGCCATGGAATCCCCGAAAGGATTAATCCAGCAATGACTCCGTGGATGCCGTCTCGCCAAAAGGGATGCGTTCCACCCTGTAGGAAATGCCTTTCACTTCTGACTTGTACTTCTCAATGTTGCTGACGTGGCCCTGTTGTTTCATGGACAAGTAACTAAGTGTCACTAGGTATTCCATAGAAAGGTTTTCGTCAACGGCTTTGATGATTGAAACGGTGTGCAGTTTCTCAAACTCAATGAGGCTTGCTACCGATAGGGCGATTTCATGTTCGCTCCCATCGACCAGCACAGTGGCGATGTGGAGTTCAAACATTAGACGATTGGAGCTGTGTAAAGGCCACCATTAAAGGTGATAGCACCGACAGTGGCAAGGTCGCCTACAGCTCCCGTAACAGGACGGTATTCACTCATCAGGCAGTTAGTGATGGTGAAGTTCGGGTTGGTTGCTCCTGTGGCCTGTGAGTCGTGTTTTACAGTCACTGTGGTTTGAACGCCAACAAGAGCAGTCAAAGTTGCGTGAACTTTTGAAGCTGCAAAGTCTTGGTTGAACGAGATTGTGACCGTGTTGTTCTGGATTCCGCCCACGAACTGATGTCCGTTGGTTGAAGTAGCTGACATTGCCGTGGATTCGACTGAATCGACAGCTTGTACAAGCTCAACGTTTGTGACATAGGTAGTCAGGTCAATTGAGTTGACGGTGACTTGGGCATCTTTAAGTACGAAAATAGCCATGACTATTCTGCCTCTGCTTTCTTGGTTGTTTGTTTGTATTCGATATGACCCGCACTAATGAGGGCCTCAATCGATGAACCTTGCAGTTCATCATCGGTGATTGTGTCGCCAAGCGATTTGCCTGCAACAAGTTCTGATGTGACTTTGTAACTAGCCATGTGTTCCTTATGGGTATGCGACCCACGGCACCGTGATGGTGTACGCGGGAAGTTCTTGATTGCCCACAGAATAAACCGTGGGCGTTGCGTCTGTTGCTGATGTTGCGTCAATCACCATGTCCATCGTGTCGAGAAGCGCGATGAGCGCGTCAAGGTTGCCTGGTGGGGGCATCAACACATTGACAGGGAAAGAAAGCAATAACTGGTTTGTGGTTGAGCGTGTCACTTGTGGAGGGTCAATGATCACGGAAAGCGGGCGAGCGTTGCGGGAGTCTGAGACAACAACAACGCCAGCAGTTTCAAGCGTTGAAACCAGCCGAAGGCGGGCATCGTTTGTACGGCCCACTATGCGACCTGCGCTCGGTTACAACCCCAGAGTCTGAGAATGTCACCCATGGCAACAGGGTTGTTGCCTGATGCCAGAGTTTCATAAGACTGGAATGAGTCACCGCCAGAAGAACCGCGCGAGCGATACAACTGAGCTGCCATCATTGTCGTACCCAATTTCACGTCAGCACTTGGTGCCGTAGCAAGCACATCAGAAAAATATCCTGCAGCGCGCCTTCTACGGAACGCAAGCGCGTTGGCTGCATCTGTGCATACAGTAACGAAAGCGGTGTCATTTGCCGTTGCGGGCGATACCCCCAAGAATGACAGGACCGAACTGTTGTCGGTCCAAGTGCAAACACTGGTGTATGTGATTGTCGCCGTGTTGGGTGCGGTGTCGCGTTGAACGTCACTGCCAGCGTCAAAGTAGATGACTTGATTTTCGCGGAAAACATTCCAGTCAAATTCGAAGTCACCCTCTGGGCCTAGACCGATGAACTCGTAAGGCTCGGTGGAGACAACTGTAAAATTGCCGTCCATGCCATCGCCCACATTCGCGACTGTTATCGCCTGCCCCATGAGAATCTCATTTGGGAGGAAGGTCTGCAAAACAACAACACCTTGAAGGCGTTCGCGAAATGCAATCGATAAAACAGTCACGGCAGTGAATCCACTAGTTCGTCTTTATCAGACGAATGCAGCCTTGATGCTCTTTGAAGCGTCAATGACTTTTGCAGCGAAGTAGCCACGGAAAGCAATCTGGCGTGAAAGCTGTGAAGGCTGTTCAACGCTGATGGCACCCTTTTGCTGTTCCCAGCATTCAATTCCTGTTGGGTCCATGATGACCATGTCAGTCGCGCCGAGGTTGCGGTCAACGACAAGGCGAAGTCCGAAAGCAACAGCCGAATCTGAGCCAGGTGTCATGGTGCCGTAAGCGTTCATCGGTCCAACCTGTGGGAACAGTGGGCGGTCTGAACCGTCAACAAGTTGTCCAAGGTACTGGAAGATATTTGGAGACACAGCAAGGGCTGATGGCAAGTTACCATTTGAGCCAGTGAGGATGTCTGCAGCTGCTTGGTACATCCAGCGAACCCATTCAGCAGGGTCTGTGATTGATGCGTTTGCAAAGTTGTTTGTGTTGGTTGTACCAGTTACAAGCTCTGAACAAGCGAGCAGGTCCGTACGGTCCGCATAAACGCGAGCCATGTCGTCCAACAAAGCGCCGAGAACTTCTGGCGAACTCCAGTCCATTGAAGCTTCTGACAGTTCAACGTATCCACCTTGGATTGTCTTGACGATTTGCACGTCATCAACAACGAAAGCCGAAGCGGTGATGGTTGTGTTCTGCGTTGCTGTTCCGATGCTGTTGTGTGTTGTTACAACTGGACGGATAAAAATCGCACCAGCTTGAGGCATGGCACGAACGCCTGTTGCATCAATCAGAGGGCGACGGCCCTGAAAGTTGTTATATACGGGAGCCACGATTGGAGTCGGGACAATGCCAGGAATGTCGCTTGTAACCACGTCTGGAGCTGCAGCGCGAATGTTGTCATTCAACTGTGCGAAGTCGTGTCCACCGCGAACGAATGATGCGATGTATTCAGCAGCTGAAGGAAGTTTGAATTCTTTCTTTGGTCCTGCATAAATAACTTGGGTAGGGACAGCAGCCTCAACTGTGTCTGGGGTTTCTTGTGTTGCCACTTCTGGTTCCTCCTCGGAATCTGTTGGGGTGGGGTCTTGGGGTTCGTGGGCTTCAGCTGCAACTGCAACTTTGGCACCTTCGAAGGCTCCGAACGGAAGCAATGAAAGCTCCGTCCAGTTGCCTGCTTTGACGATCATTGTGCTTCCTTCGAAGCTGTAATCGGTGGGTTCTACGCCAACGGACACCGAATCATAAAACTGACCTGGGCCAGCTTGAAGGAGCGTCTCATTTGCGAGATTGGTGTCATACAGCGATGCCGAAAATAGCATCGCGTCTGGTGTTGAAACACGTTCACTGACCATGCCAAGTGGCTTGGTCATGTCGTGTCCAAGAATGAACTTTGGATTTGGGCCGTCAACAGGAAGTGAACCAGCAAGGAATTTGACGCGCTGGCCTCCTGAAACTACGGCCTCAACATTCCAAGGGATTGCAACACCTTCAACAACGCGCCGTGGTTCACCGTCTGGGCCTGCAGCGTTGATGCTGAAAAGTTCTGCTTGGAGTTCTATTTTCAAGAGTTGCTCATTTCTGTGTCAGGACTGGACACTGTTGAAGTGTCCTGTGATTCTGAGATGTATTCAGATGTGTCAAGGCGTACTTCACGCCCGCGCGGTAGCGCATAGGCAGAGAGGGTTTCGCTGATGCAGTCAATAACTGGTTTAGCTGCGAACTGGTAAAGGTCCTGACGAGATTGCTGTGCGTTGCTGTACGTCATGCCAGTGACTGGCGCGCCAACAAGGTATTGAGGGATGTTGCAAAGGTTGGCAAGTTCTGTCATTTGATGTGTGCGCGCTTCGACAAGTTGCAACTTTGACGGGTCGCTCGAAAATTCCGTCCATGTGACCGAACTGTTTAAGGCCCCAATCGCATTTCTACGGCGCGCCTGTGACCATGCTGAACACAGTTCACCAAGTTCTTCACTGCTCATAGGTTCAGAACCATTTGTCTGTTGAAGATAACCAGCTGTGATTTCGTTAGATGCAAAGCGCATAGCTGCAGTGTCAAGACGGTTTGAAATTTCAATCGCTCTGGCACCCATGGAAAGCATTCCTTGAACTGGGGACAGGAATTGAATGATGTCATTCGTGATCAATGGTTGACCTTGGAATGTCAATTGGTTTGACTTGCCGTACCACAACGGACCTGGCATATCGTCAGACTGCACGTCTGCAGCTGGGAGCCATTGGAAGGTCAGCGGAAGCCCAGTGGCTTGACTGCGTGAAGTAATTGCCCAGAAGGCTCGCCCATGAAAGAGGATGTCATCAGCAGTCCAAGCAAGGATGAACTGTCGTGTCACATTCGGGTCGGGCCGTGACATCCAACTTTCACCAGGCAAATGTATTTCTTCGTATTCCTCACCCATCCACTGGTTGGTGTACTGCTGGAAAGGCAATGAGGAGACAAGCGAGACAATGAGGTCGCGCGCTCTTGAGATAGTAGGGATGAGGATTGCCTGCTGACGCGCCCATGAACCTGTGTACATCATGAAGTCGCTTGTGCCTGCCACGCCTGCAGCTGCCTTTATCGGCTCAGAAGCGAAAGCGGGTTTTGTTGTGCGAGTGAAAATCCCCATCACGCGGAGTCTTACACAAAGTAGTTGCAAATGCAACGACCCTCGAGAATTACTCCGAAAATGCGTAGCTGACTGTTTTGGTCACTTTGGGTTTGCCTTCTTGGGCAATAGCCCACACAGCTGCACGAACTAGTTCTATCGGTCCAGGTGACCTAGACGAGCTGATTGCGTTTATTCCGTTAGTTCTGATGAGGACCGCGCGGTTCATTTGTTCAATGAATATTGACTCTCCTGTGTGCCTTACTTGTCCTGATTGAATCATGGACCGAACCAGTGTTGTCCAGCGTTGAAGTTCGCGGGTGCCTACAAGGATGGCGGTCCCGCGGATATTCGAAGGCAGGTGGAGGTCTAAGGACGCGCCGATTGCCAGCGTCAACTTTGGGTTCTCTTTTCGGCATTGGTCAACGGATGCCCACAGGTCGCGAAGGTTGTCCACAATGAACTCCACAGTCACGAGAACTTGGTCGCCACTTGTGACGGCCCTAACACCTACAAAGCGATGGTCTTCTTGTGAGGCTTCTATCGCCAATACACCATTGGGGGGAAGATTGCAAGCATCCGCAATGTTCTCCATTAGCCCAATATCCAGCCACGACTTATGGCCTGTAATCCAAAGGTTGCAGCTTGCGCGTAGAAATGAAGCGGTGTTGGGTGAATGAGATTCTTCTTCAATAGTTGACATCTCAAGCAAAGTTCCCAGCGCGGGGTTCGCGTATTTCCATGCCTCTGGTGTCATCGGGTCAATGTTGCTCGGTGGGCTGAATTCACAGAAATACATCTTTGACTTTGTACCCACAGCAATCTCTGACATTCCGCGCTCCCTCATCCGTTTCATGACGTGCGATTCTTCGGTGCCAGCAGTGGACCAGCAAGACAGCAACGGGTCACGCCTTGCGCGCATCGTGGGAATAAGGGCATCGTCCACCGCCAAGGTAGAGCAGTCAAATAGCTCATCGATCACGACAAGGTCACAAGACAAACCCATTCCTGCAGATGGCGTAGCTGCACGAACTAACCACCTGGTTCCGTCTGGCATTTCTAAACCTTGACGACCATAAGACTTGACAAGTTTCGCACCGAACTTTTCTTCAAGCATTGGAGCTGTCGCGTTGAACAATTCAGAAGCAAGGTCAAGGCGGTGAGCCGTAGTCAACACCGTCTGAGGTGTACCGCGAAGCATGGGCATCCGAACGAGCCACCACATCACCAGCACTTTCAAGGCAAAACTCTTTCCGTTCTGTCGGGCCACAGACACAAGAGAGCGCGAGAACATCATCCGCCCAGCCTCAGGATGGTCATCAGGAAATAAGCACAGCTGGTCCCCCAAAACTTTGAGCTGCCAATCCATAAGTTCCACGCCAACAACGTCACGAGCGAAGGAAGCCAAATCCCCCAGCAAGACCCGATTACCACTCTCCGTGTTCGTGCAAAGTCTAGGACTTTCCGACAAAAACTGAGTTGCGTTTTGCCATTCCCTTGCTATTACTGGCGGAGATACAGAAATGGATTCT